AAAATAAATCAGAAAATTTATTTCTAATTAACACGCAAGGTAGTAGTCGTCTTGCAGGAAGGTCGCACATCGTGTGGCTTTTTTTGATTTAAAAAAGGTGGTGATGGAAAATTGAATGAAAGACAAAGACGATTCGCAGATGAGTACATCATCAGCAGAAACGCAACACAATCCGCTATTAAGGTGGGTTACTCAGAGAAAACGGCATATAGCATAGGGCAAAGATTGTTGAAAAATGTTGAGATTTCTGAATACATTAAAAAACGTACTGAAGAACTTTTTGACGAACGTTCGATGTCAATCGCAGAAGCCTTGGCAATCTCTGCTAGTATTGCTAGAGGGGAAACTCAACAAGGGTATTCTAAAAAAACTGTAAAGACCGCTGAAGGTGTGGAGGTATCGGAAACGACTTATGAATTTACTCCGACGATTGAAGAAAGACAACGCTCTATAGACCACATATTCAGAGTGAATGGAGCATATTTAGAGAGAAAAGAAATCGAGATGTCTTCGGCTGTTCAATTCGTTGATGATATAGGAGTTAGAGATGAAGCGTAGAATGAGCGAATTTATCCCAAAGGCTTTTTATTCTATGTGGCGTGCAGCATTCGACCCTAAAATCTTACATGTAGTGGAAAAGGGTGGGCGTGGTTCTGGCAAGTCCAGCGACCTAGGCCACACTATCATTCAACTGGTTATGCGTTATCCAGTCAACGCGGTATGTATTCGTAAGACGGATAATACCTTAGAACAATCGGTCTATGAACAATTGAAATGGGCGATTAGTGAGCAAGGGGTCAGTCATCTATTTAAGATTAATAAGTCCCCTTTGAAGATAACCTATATCCCAAGAGGGAATTATATTATCTTCCGTGGTGCACAAGATCCAGAGCGTATTAAGTCCTTGAAAGACAGCCGTTTTCCATTCGCAATCGGCTGGATTGAAGAGCTTGCTGAGTTCAAAACTGAAGATGAAGTAAAGACAATCACCAACTCCCTTCTTCGTGGAGAATTGGATGATGGTCTTTTTTATAAATTCTTTTACTCTTACAATCCTCCAAAAAGAAAACAGTCTTGGGTAAATAAAAAATACGAGAGCATTATACAGCCTCCTAATACCCACGTACACCATTCGACTTATTTGGATAACCCATATATATCCCAAGCCTTTATAGAAGAAGCAGAGGCTACGAGAGAGCGTTCAGAGAAGCGTTACCGTTGGGAGTATCTGGGTGAGGCTATCGGTTCGGGTGTAGCACCGTTTGAAAATCTGGTATTCCGCAAGATTACAGACGAGGAGATAGCAAGGTTTGATAACATTCGACAAGGTAACGACTTTGGTTACGCCAACGACCCTCTGGCCTTTGTAAGATGGCATTACGACAAGAAGAAACGAGTTATCTACGCTATCGATGAGATTTATGGCGTGAAGATTAGTAACCGTGAATTGGCTGAAAGAATCCGTGAGAAAGGCTATCAATCTCAGATGATAACCTGTGATAGCGCAGAACCTAAGTCGATTGATGAGTTAAAACTGCAGCTAAATATTCCGCTTGTTCAAGGTGCTAAGAAAGGTCCTGATAGTCGTGAATATGGAGAACGCTGGTTGGATGATTTGGATGCAATTGTGATAGATCCAGAACGCACACCGAATATTGCACGAGAGTTCGAAAGCGCCGACTATGCAGTTGACCGTGATGGCAATCCCAAACCCAAGCTAGAAGAAGTAAATGACCATACAATCGACGCTACAAGATATGCGTTTGAAGACGATATGAGACAGCCAGGAATATCATTCTGGTAGGAGAAGGAGAAATGTTGAGTAATTGGTTTAAATGGTTAATTAGGCGGTTGTTGATTAAGAATACAACCCAAAATGAAATACTAGAGATTGAGATAAGAGAACACCAGGGTTCTGAGAAAGTAAGCACGATGAAACAGGCTTACGAATATTACCGAAACCAAACGGATATTCGAAAGAAAAAAGTGGATGTGGACTGGCGGACGAACTCAAGGATTGAATTGGGTTTGTTCAAGAAGTTGGTAGACCAGAAGGTCGGTTATCTGTTTTCTAAACAACCGACAATCTCGCTTGAAGGAGAAAAATCACAAGATTTCCTAGATAGTGTGTTTGACGAGGACCTTTTATCTACGATAAAGTCACTTGGTAAGGAAGCAGTGATGAAAGGGATAGCCTACGGCTTGCCTTATTACGATGAGAACGGCCGTCTACGCTTGTTTAAAATCCCAAGTGAACAGATTATCCCTTTTTGGAAAGATGAGCGTCATTTAGAACTATCTGCCTTTGTGCGAGTCTATAATCAAGCGGTCTACGAAAGCGGAGTAAAGAGGACTAAAACCTTTGTAGAATATTACGACGAACAAGGAATTACAGATTATATCTGGACAGGTGCACACCTCGAACTCAATCCGCTATCCAAGGAGACCAAGGGGAATTTTTATTATGTCAACGCAGACGGTACACGGATTCCTTATACTTGGGAGAAAGTTCCTCTGATTCCATTTCGTTACAACGAGTATGAGGACAGTCTTTTAGTCCAAACTAAGTCTTTGATTGATAATATTCAACTTCAAATGTCTACTAACGCTGATATGTTGGCAGATATGCCGAAGCTGATTTATGTTTTGAAAAACTATCAGGGCGCAGACTTGGGCGAGTTCATGAATAACCTGAATAAGTTCCGCTCTATCAAGGTTTCTAGTGATGGTGGTGTAGATACCCTACAAGCAGACAATGATACTAGCGGAGTTGAAGCAGATATCGAACGCTCTCGTAAGTTCTTGTATGAGGCTGCACGAGCCATTGATACCCAAGATGATAATCTAGGCAATGCAAGTGGTCAAGCTCTTAAATGGCGCTATACAGACCTTGATTTGGACTGTAATGAGCTAGAAAACGAGTTCCAAAAAGGTATCAAACAATTCCTTTGGTTTGTAGAGCAGTATGCAGCTAACAAAGGAGTAGCGTTTGATTCATCTAAATTTACTTATGTATTTAACCGTGACATCATTTCAAATGAGTCTGAAGCTATTCAAGATTGTGTAAACTCAATCGGTATCTTAGACGATCTAAGCATTCGTGAACAACATCCATGGTATCAACCAGAGGTTGAGAAACGATTGAAAGAACAACAGGAACAAGGACAAGATCCATACTCTGAAACTAATTTCAAAAAGGTAGATGAAGATCATGACGACCGAGAACAAGAAAAAGATAGATGAGTATTGGACTGAGCGTGCTTTGCAACAGGAACAAAACGCTCAGATAGTTGCTGATAGGTATATGGCCCAGATTGGTCAATCCTTAGCAGATTATAAACACCAGCTGGTTTCTGAGATTGAGAAGTTCTATGCCAGGTATGCAGTTGATAATAAAATGACTCATGCGGAGGCCAAACAATATCTAACGGATAAAGAGCGTAGAGAGTTTAAGCATGTAACCCTTGAAAGGTTTCGTGAGATGGCTTTAAATCCTGATACACCGACACCTTTGTTGGACGCCTTGAGCTACCGCCATCGTATCAGTCGCAAGGAGGCTTTGCTTGCCGAAATTGAGCGTCTAACAGCTGAACTATATGGAAAGCCAGAGGGCATACATGACAAAGTCACAGAGGCTCTGAGCGACGTCTACATCAAAGGTAAAATTCATCAAGCTAAGAACTTGGCTCATTTCGGAATCATAGAGAAACCAATATTGGGTGTCGATGCAGTTAAGCATAAGATGGCTAGTAACTGGAGTGGTAAAACATTCTCAACGAATGTGTGGGGACACGATGCAGCTGTTTATAAATCTATCAGCGATACAATCAATAAAGGCCTAACAGGCGGTTGGTCTATTGATAGAATGGCTAGGGCTCTTTCTGAACGTACAGGAGTTGCCTATCATCGAGCTGATACGCTTGTCAGAACTGAGACGACCTTTTATAATAACCTCGCTACGCTAGATACTATCAAGGAATTAGGTGGTGACCACTACGAAATCGTAGCGGTATTAGACAGTCGTACAAGTGAAATTTGCAGGTTAGAAAATCACGAGGTTCATTCTGTTAAAGAATATGAACCAGGACGAACCGCACCGCCATTTCATGTCCGTTGTCGTTCCACTATCAGACCTGCAGTTAAGTCTGATAAACCTAGTCCTTACTTTGATATCTTGCAAAACGATGGCTCAGTAAAACTAGCCACTGAGCAACGTTCTCTGGACGAAATCTTTGCAAGATGGGAGCGTGAAGGGGAAGCGATTAAAGAAAAACTGTTTGCGAAAGACTATAAGGAAGATACGAAATCTACGGATAAATTCTCTGAAGGATTAGATACAAAGATAAAAACTTTAGCAAATTTCTCTAATAATTCTAGAAAATGGTATAATGATTACGTAGAGAAAACTTTGTCTATTGAAGATATTGAAAATGTTAGCGAAAAATTAAAAGAAGTTTTCGCTAATAGCAGTTATGCTATGCGTTTCAAATCTGAAAATATAGATAAATTGATAGATTCAAGTAGATTTTTGAACCAGTTTGAAACTGGAACAAGCGGTGGTACTGTAAATGCGAAGTATCGTCGTCAAGCAAATGAACAACTTTTTGGTTTGCAAGGTAAAAGGCTGAAAAAACCTGAATTTGAAAAGTATGGCTACTTTGGAAATAAAGATCCTTATGAAGATTTTATCTATAATCTAAAAGCCTACGCTGGTGTTGAACAGTATGGTGATATTATCGTTCATTTTTCAAAAGAGAAAATAGCTGATAGAACAACCTTTACAATAAACAATAGTTTGGGTCCAGCTGCTTTCAAAGACCTTGTTGCTGACAATCCTAACAAACCTCGTCTTGTAGGAATTGATAAAGATTATCTGGAAGATTATACTTCTATCTTAAAAAATACGAATATAGACACTCCAGAAAAAGTAAGTAAATCATTAGGAATAAGATATGTTGAAGCTCAATATCATGGAGAAGTTCTCTTATCTGATGTTTCTAGCATGTATTTTACAGACAGCAAGCCAACAAATAAACAAGTGGAAGCACTGAAAAAAATCGGAATAAAATTATTTATGAGAGAAGGTGATAGATTTGTTCGAATTAAATAATATAATCGGGTTAGATATTGCAAGGAAAAATGTGCTAGTAACCTTAGTGGACGGACGTTGCGCTTTGGTTGATTTGAAAAGAAGGGTTTTTGTTGTTGAAATCTTGTTAGATTCTTTTTACAAATGGATGGAATTTCCTAATTCTCCAAGTGAGGACGATATAGATACTGTAAGAGAAATACTGCAACATCCGGAAAATGTAGGTTATGGCCCTTTAGCTGAAAAATACATGTTGAATCCTAAAGTAAAAAGTGATTTCGACAAAATGAAAAAAGAAGCTGGATATAATTACTAAGAGCGCCTAGAGAGATCTAAGTGCTTTTTTCGTGCTCAGAAAGGATTGAAAATGGATACAGCAAGAATTGGGATAACTAACGTAGAATTTTCAGGATCAAGCGAAAATGACTCAGCAGACTCAGCGACAGTTAAATTAGAGTTAGATATTTATGGGACGGATACGTTCAGTGCGATTGAGTTACTACCTAGATTATTAACCGACATTCATTCATTATCGTATAAAGTTGATTGATTGTGACATTAAAAGGAGTAAAACATGTTTATTTTGGATTGGGTATCGTTTTTACTAGATCAGATTATATTTTTTGCATTAATTTTGTTCGTAATAATTAAATCATTCGAAGTAATCTCAGCAGTATTCCCAACTCTAAAAGTCGGAATTGAATGCAAAAAGAAACTGAAACAATTGAAAAATAAATAACTTAACCGTATGGAATCCCGTACGGTTTTCTTTCGCCCTGGGCATGGCGTTAAAAGGCTTTTTTACTTTACCAAAATGTCGTGGTCGTTGCCACGTTAAACAAACGTACAGGAGGAAAAGAAATGAATCGTAAATTTTTGGAACAGTTGGGATTGACTGAAGAACAAGTTGAAGCAGTTATGTCTGAACATGGCAAATCAACTCAGGACTTACAAGCGAAGGTGTCTGCTGCAGAAGATAATGCCAAAGGCTTGCAAGACCAGTTGAAAGAGCGTGATAAGGACATGAAACAGCTCAAACAAGACGCTGAGGGCAATGCTGACCTACAACAAAAATACTCAGACTTGGACAGCAAGTACAAGGCACAACAGAAGGAACATGAACAACAACTCAAGACAATGCAACTAGATCATGCTATTGAAATGCGCTTGAGCGGTAAGGTTCATGACGCTGGAATCGTGTCTAGTCTACTAGATAAGTCTAAATTGGGATTAGGTGACAACGGAGCGGTGACTGGATTAGATGAACAGTTGACGGCTTTGAAGGAATCTAAAGGCTTTTTGTTCGCTCCAGAAAAGGCTGTAGAACCACACATCGCTGGTGCTAAGCCACAAGGGGCAACACAAGAAGAAACAGTTGCTAACGACCTGACAACGCAGATGATTAATGCGTTTACGTCAGATCTATAATCAAAAAACAGAAAAGAGGAACAGATATGCCAGCAACATTGAACTATGCAGAATCTTACCAACAAGGTTTGCAAACCCGCTACAGTGAAAACGGATTGTTATTCACTCAAAAACTTTGGAACTCTCCATCCAATACACTTTTGAAATTCACAGGCGCTAAAGAAGTGAAAGTACCACGTCTTTTGATTAAAGAAGGACGTAAAGACCGTACACGTCGCACGATTACGAGCATTGACGCTAACTATGAAAACCAATGGGAAACATACACATTGACTAATGAGCGTTATTGGTCAACACTAGTAGACCCATCAGATGTTGATGAAACTAACTATGTTACTTCCATTGCTAACATTACTAAAACATTCAACGATACTGAAAAAGTTCCAGAAATGGATAAATTCATGGTATCTAAATTGTTCTCTCGTAAGAAAGCACTTGATACAGAAAGTAAACAAATTAAGTCATTGAATTTGACTGAGGAAAACTTCCTCGCAACCTTCGATGAGCTGATGGAACAAATGGACGAAGCTGGAGTACCAGCAGAAGGTCGTGTTATTTTCTGTACACCAGCAGTTAAACGTATGATCAAGAACATCAAGCAATTTGGTCGTACAGTCAATATCCACGGCCAAGGTACAGTGATTGACCGTTCTATTGGTCGTTTGGACGATGTGACTATTGAACCATCTATTCCATCTGACCGTATGAAGACCTTGTACAACTTCACAAATGGCGCTAAGGTTGACCCAACTGCTAAACAAATCCATTTCTTCTTGATTCATATTCCATGTATGGCAGCGCCACAAAAATATGAATTTGTAGGACTTGACGCACCAAGTGCTTCTTCAAGCGGTAACTACTTGTACTACGAACAATCTTACGATGATGTATTGCTATTCAAGACTAAGCATGAAGGCCTAGCATTTGTTGTCGCACCTTAAAGAAGGAGGATAGAAAATGTTAACAGTAAAAAAGGACAACCGTGTCCTCAACATTGATGAGTTGGAAAAAGTAACCTTCCTGGAAGATGGTTACGATGTTGTAGAAATTAAGGACGGTGAGTATGTAGTGGTAGAAGCAGCTACAGGCGGACGGACTTATACCATTCAAGAGTACAGAGCAGTAGTTGCTGAACGTGACCAAGCTCTTGCTGAACGTGATAAGGCTCTAGCAGAGCTTGACAAATTGGCTAAGAAATTGGCTAAAGACGATAAGTAGAAAGAGAGGTTCTGCTGATGGAGAAGAGAACATCGGAAGAAATCCAAAAGCATAATGAAGATGCTAGACAAGCCTTGATTGACTTGTATGAACAACGTTATACATGCTATCTAGAAGAGTTAGTGGTCGATGAAGTCATGCAGAACATTCTTAACTACTGTAATCGTGAGGATTTTCCTTTAGAGTTGCGATTTGTGGCCATTCAGATGGTTTATGTTGTTTGTAATCCTGACCAAGTTGTCCAAGGCAAGAATATTTCCGTCGGAGATACTCGTGTCGAATTGGCTAAGTCAGATTTTGCCAGACGTGCTGAAAGTGTCTTGCTGGACTTTACTAGCCAGTTACAGCGGTTCAGAAAGTTGAGGTGGTAGGATGAATATCAATGATGTTCTATCTCGGGCAACACCAAGCATTGAATGGACCTATGATAAAAAGATGGATGTGTTTGCTACTGTCGAGGGTACGAAACCAAACGGAGCTGACTTTGTAGAGTTCAAAGAAATCTATAAGAAGGTTCCTTGTCGTGTTTCTGTTCGTAACTTATTGAATACTGAGCAGAACGAAGCGCACCAACTCAAGACAGAACACAAGATTTTCTGTTCGCCTAAATTTGCTATAAAAGCTGGTAGTAAATTGATTGTGGACGGTGTTAAATACCTGACCAGTGAAGACCCGATGGTCTATGTCACGCATCAAGAAATTGTAGTGAGACGACATGAGTGGTTATGATGATAGTGATGTTCAAAAGTTCTTGAAACGACTTGAACGAGCTCAGGCAATTATTGATTCTGAGTTTATGCAGGCTGCTAAAGATATCGGCCTAGCCTTTTTGAAAGAGGTTAAGGAACGAACACCAAAGGGCCTAACAGGTAAGCTCAATCAATCGTGGAAGATGGAAGTAAGCAAAAATGGGAATGTGTACGAGGTTATCGCATTTAACCCTATGGAGTATGCTTCTTTCGTCGAAAGTGGACACCGCCAACAAGTAGGGCGGTATGTCCCTGCAATTGGTAAGCGTTTGGTCAATCCTTGGGTAGAAGGGCGCTTCATGATGAGGCTAACAGAAGAACATATTAAACAAAAAATCCCACAAATCACGCAACAAATCGAAGAGAGGCTAAAGGAGGAACTAGGTGGATTATAGTATTAGACCACTCGTCATCAAGCAACTCAAAGATGTGTTTGGGTGCAAGGTATATGATGAACAAATCCAGCAAGGATTGAAAACACCTTGTTTTATTGTAGATGTGAAACCTGTGACTCGGAAGCGGTTGGCAAACCAAAACGATAAGCAGGTTTTTATTGTCTTGCTGCATTACTACACCGAAAAAACAACAGACTTATACCAAAAGTTTGAAGAGATTGAAACGGTGTTTAATTCGCCTTCTTTTCGTTATTTGGGGGATAAGTACCCTATCAATGATTTGAAGGTGGAATACAATGCCAATGACTTGATATGCACATTTACAATTACTCGATACGTACGATGGGTTGAAGAAGAACCGACAATGCAAATATTAGAAAGGATAGGTGAAACTTCTCATGGAAATGAATGAAGAAGTAGGTTACGTAACCGAACCAGTGGAACCAACCACTGAAGATAAATTTGGCAAAGAGGCACTACTCAAGTATTTTGAAGATGATGCAACTTTGTTAAACATTTTGCTGGAAGATGACCAGTCATACTCACTAGCAGAAGTAAGACGCATTTTAGAAGACTGGAGAAAGGGTGTGGCTAACTAATGGCACAATGGACAGTACAGAATAAACGAGTTCCAAAGGCCTACATCAATTTCGTATCAAGAGATGATGTGATTATTCCTTTGGAAGACAATACGATTGCAGCAGTTATGATTGCTGGATCTTGGGGAGAGCCTGGTGCCTTCACACTTGTTGATGGCACAAGCAATTTCCGTCAGCTATTCGGTAAACCGATTGATGAACTTCTTCCGATTCGTGAAGCCTTGAAAGGAACTGGTAAGGTCCTTGTCTATAATGGTGTGAACAACACTGGAGTACAGGCAACGAAAACAGAAAGAGATATGGTCGTTACAGCTAAATACAAAGGATTGGCTGGTAACCATATTCACGTTATCTTCAAGAAGCAAGTCGAGACTGGCTTTGAAGTAACGACTGTTTTCTTTGGAAAAGAAGTTGATAAACAAATCATCACGGCCTTGCCATTTAAGAATGACTATGTGAATGTGACTGGTACTTTAACAACAGAAGATAAAACAATCTTGCTTGAAGGTGGTACCGATGGAGCTACAACCAATTCAGAAGTTGAAGATTTCCTAAATAAACTCGATACTCAAGACTTCCGTGTCTTGGCTTTGGGTACAGATGAAAGTGCAACAAAAGCACTTGTTACGGCTCATATCAAGAAATGGCGTGATGCTGGTCGTTCAGTTATTGCAGTATTGAACGATTACACGGACGCTGATGATGAAGGTGTTGTATCTGTTGGTAACGGGGTTACATTAAGCGATGGTACCAAACTAAGCGCTAAGGACTGTGTATACTTCGTAGCTGGTAAGTATGCAGGGGCTGGCTTGCAATCCAATACATTCAAGTCTTATCCAGGCGCTATCGACTGTGAGCGTAAGAACGAAGCAGAGGCTGAAAAGCTCATCAATAAAGGTCAGCTTATCTTTGCTTATCGAAATGAAAAAGTGATTATCCTGTCAGATGTGAACTCATTTACTAGCTATACGGCAGAACACAGCCGTATCTTTGGTAAGAACAAACTGGTCCGCACCATGGATAATATCAACACCAATGTCAAGTATATCTTTGAGAACTACTTCATCGGTAAAGTACCAAACAACGTGAATGGTCGTGAGTTGTTTAAACAACGAATCATCACAATGGTCCTTGACCCACTTGCTCAAAAGCAAGCCTTGGAGTATAAAGCGAAAGATATCGAGATTTCACAAGGTATCACAAAAGAATCAGTCGTGGTAAACTTGCCAGTTGTCTTGACTGACGCTATGGAAATCTTGTACATGACGGTTATCTGTGATTAAGAAAGGAGAAACTAGCTAATGGCTATTATGAATCAATTAGATGCTTTGTCCGCTAAGGAAGGAACGGTCTTCTTTACAATCAATGACAAGCAATATGAACTAGCAGAGCTTATCTCTCTAGAAGCGAAAATTGAATACACAAAAGCTGACGTTACCCCTCTGAACTCTCGTATGAAGGGTGGTAAGATTGTGGGTGCAGAAGGTACAGGAACTGTGAAGATGTATTACCATCGTCCTGAATTGAAGAAGATGGCTTTGGAATACGTTAAAAACGGCTTGTTGCCTCGTATCGATATTAAGTGTACCAACGAAGACCGCACATCTCGTGCAGGCCGTTACACAATTGTTTTGAAAGGTGTTCTGTTCAAAGAATCACTTATCTTTAAACTAGATGGATCAGCGGATGAGGTTATTGACGAAGAAACAGACTTCACATTCCAAGATTTTGATATCCTATCAGAATTCCAAGAAATTAAATACTAACACAAGGAGGAAATAGTGGTGAGTGGATTAAAAGCATTTTTGAAACAAAATAAAAAGGGGGAAGAGACCAAGGATGTCTTGCTTCCTTCTTTTGAGGAACCAGTTAAAATTCGAGTGTTGAGCGCTCGTGAAGCGGACTTAATCAATGACCGTTGCTTTGTCAATAAGCCTGGTCGTAACGGACGTCAAGAGCGTGTCTTTGACGGTGTTAAATATAACCGTGAAATCTGTATTGCGTCTATCGTGGTTCCTGACCTTAACGATAAAGAATTGCAAGATTCGTATGGAACAATGGGAGCTTCTGAGTTATTTGGTACCATGTTCAATTGGGGCGAAAGCGCCTTGATTTTGGAAGCTGTGACCGAACTCAGCGGTATTAACCAAACATTCCAAGACAAGGTTGACGAGGCAAAAAACTAATAAAAGAGGACGCGGAGGCACAACTTGCCTACTTCGCCCTCGTAAACTATTACATTCGCCCTAGTGAATTTGTGAATATGGATGTAGAAGAAAAAGCCTTTTTCGCTGCAGTCATGTACGAAGAGGCGAAACAACGTAAAAGAATGAAGAAGTGAGGTGATTCTATTGGCCAATATACAAACAACCATGTCTTTGACCGATAGAGTCACAGGCACTTTAAATAAAATCTATGCGACTATGGAGCGTGTCAAAAACGCAGGTTCAGGCATAGATAAAGCCATGAAGGCTCAAGAGTCAGCTATGAAAAAAGCTGGTGATTCTGGTCAATATTTTGTCAATAAAGCTGGGCGAGTCGTTGATATTAACGGTAGATTTGTCAGCAGTGCAACTTTAGCAGCTGCAGGGCTCAAAAAAGAAGAGCTGGCTCTAAGAGATCTAGGGAATGCCTCTAATAACGCTTCTAACAAACTAAGTAGGTTAGTATCTTTGAAAGGTTTGTTGAAGACCACTTTAGCTAGTATTGCAGTCGTTAAAACTGCCAAACAAGCTATAAATATGTCAGACGAGTATGCCAATATGCACGCTCGTTTAGATATGATCCGTGATGGTACGCAGACGACAGAGCAACTGCAAAAGTCTATCTATACATCCGCACAACGTACAGGTTCGGCTTATACAACCATGGCGAACGGTGTCGCTAAGATGAGGATGCAAGCTGGCGATGTTTTCCAAAACAACGGCGAGACAATTGCTTTTTTGGAAACTATGAACAAATCCTTTGTAGTCGGTGGCGCAAGTATTGAAGAACAAAAAAGTGCTATGCTTCAGCTTACTCAGGCTATGGCCAGTGGTAAGTTGCAGGGTGATGAGTTGCGTTCTCTAGCTGAGACTTCACCAGCCTTAATCCAAGCCATCGCAAACAAGCTAGGCGTTAGCCGTGGCGAGGTTAAGAAACTTGGAGCAGACGGGAAGATTACGGCCGACATTGTTAAAACTGCCATGCTGGAAGCAAGCGATACGATTGACAAGCAATTTCGTAATATGCCCCTAACCTGGGGCAGGGCCTGGCAGAACTTCCTGAACTTTGTGACCAAAGCGCTTGAGCCAATATCGATTAAGATAAATCAGACAGTGAACTCGTCCGCCTTCCAACAATTTGCCCAGATTGCAGCCACGGTGCTTCAATATGTTGTTCAAGCGGTTATCTTTGCTATGGATATGATCGGGGCTGTTTGGAGTATGTTGGCCCCGATTGCTCAATTTGTCATCGATAACTGGTCTGTCATTCAACCGATTATTATCGCAGTAGCAATTGCTATAGGAACTTATATAGTCGCAATGAACGCAGCAAGTATAGTGACCAATCTATTTAGTATCGCTACAAATGTTGCAAAAGCCGCTATGGCTGGTTTTAATGCAGTGATGGCAATGAACCCAATCATGTTGATTGTGATGGCAGTCATTATCCTTATTGGTCTCTTTTATGCCTTAGTTACATGGTTTAACAATCTTACTGGTGCAGCCGTATCAGCTACAGGAATTATCATGGGAGCGATATTTGCCCTTGGCATGATAATTTGGAATGTGATTCTCGGGATTATCAATATCATTATATGGGTGATAAATATGGTCCTACAACTTGTTTTTGGTGTTGCTAACGGCATCATGATGATAGGTATGGGGATTTATAGTTTCATTCTAACGATTATAATAGGAATCTTGCAATTTATCGACTGGTTTATTACGGGAGCTATAAATCTATGGAATGAATTGACTTATAACTGTCAAATGGCATGGTACGATATAGCCCAAGGTGGTAGAGGGATGGCGGTCGCTATCGCTGGATTTGTAGACAGCATGGTCAATAGTGTTATCGGTGCAGTCGAGGGCATGATTAACTCTGTTCTTGGTGGCTTTAATAAAATGATTGGATTCTTGAATGGATTTGGTCTAAATCTGAGCGCTGTTGGAACAGTTTCTCTCGGTCGGACGAATTTTGCCGGTGATATCGCTAACGCCATTGACAGCATGGAAAAACCAGTCAAGAAAACCTTTGAAGGTTTGCACCTGGCAGATGGTCTGAAACAACATAAGGCCAGCTTAAGTACTCCACACCTTGACGCTCCACAACTGGGGTATCTTGAATTTGGTAGCGTCGGTGAGGCCTTTAATAACGGCTATAAATTCGGTCAAGGTATCGATAAGGCTGTCGGTGGTTTCTTCAAAGGAGCTGGAGATGCCAACGGTGCAGGAAACAATTTCTTAGGCGACCAAGGAAAGACACCTTACGAACTTAGCCCAGCAAGTTCAGTACCTGGACAAGGAGACGGAGGAAAAGGCGGTGGCGGTGGCCACAACCCTACTGGTGGTAAATTAGACAAAGTCGGCAAGATTGAAGATGAAATCAAGCTGGATGATGAATACATCAAGTTAATTAAGGATGTTGCGACAATGAAGTGGCAACAGAACTTCATTACCTTGAAACCAGAGATTGTTACCAACATCGACTCTATTAACAACGCTGGTCAGTATGCCAACGTATTAGATGATTTGAATGCAACGATTGTAGACGCTTTGAATAACGGCGCTGACGGCCTTATGGCTTACTAGGAAGGAGGTAGCAGATGTTTATATTTATTGAAGGTATTAAATTGCCAGTGAATCCAGAAGAAATCAAATTGGAGGACAAACAAGGAATTGAGACAGTCGCTATCATCGATACTGGGAATGTTCCACTCGTCGGAAATCCAGAGCTTCAATCGATTGAGTTTGAATCCTTTATTCCTAGTGGAAGATACGATGGAAACTACCAACGGAATAGCCGTGTTTCTCCAGAATCTTTTGTATCATCTATTCGTAAATTCAAGACGGAAGGCACCCCTATTCAACTCATGATTGGGGGTGCTTTTGGTTCTGCTATTAACGGGAAATTTCTAGTGGAACAGTTTGATATCTCTACCAAGACAGGATACGAAGATGACCTGATTTATAAGATTAAGTTCTTACAATATCGGTCTCATAAGCCACGAAAGGTCACCATCAAAGACAAGCAAGCACTTGAGGCTACGAAAAAGAAACCTCAGGCAAAAGCTACGGAAGAACGTAGCGCCACAACAGAGAAACCTGCTCAAAAAAGCCATACGGTTGTGAGCGGTGATACTTTGTGGGGGATTGCTCAGACCTTTTACGGAGACGGCAGTCGATATACTGAAATCTACGAAGCTAACAAAGACAAAATCAAAGACCCTCATTGGATTTATCCTGGACAGGAGTTTGTGATACCATGATGCAATTATTCTATCAGAACAATAAAACTGGAGATACATGGGATTTAGCAACTGTGTCTGAAAAAGTTGAGTTCAAGACAACTAGAAAAGGGTCGGCTTGGAGCGTGGAGATTACCTTGTACAATTCTACAAAAGTAGCTTTTGAATACGGTTCTCCACTTGCTTTCAAGCTAGATGATAAAGAGGTATTCTTTGGTTATTTGACGAAAATCAAGTACGAAAAAGACACCAAAACAACCTTGACTTTTCATGACCAGATAAAGTACTTACTACGCAATATCAATTTCGTTGCCAGGGATAAAAACGTCAATCAAATCGTATCAGCAATCGCAGGAGATTTTGATTTGAAGATTGGGGAACTAAAAGCCCCAGCCGTGACCTTATCCCCTCAGTTGAAGGAAGATAAGAAGGCTCTGGATATTATTCAGGAGGCCATGGACGAGACCTTGGTACAAAGTGGAGAGTTGCTGGTTTTGTATGACAAGTTCGGAGAGTTGACGCTAACGACTCCGAAAAACTTACCAATCCAGTACATTATCGGGAATGAATCCTTTATGTCTAGTTTTGAGTTTGAAGGTTCGATTGAGGATAGTGCCAATATTGTTCGCTTGATCCAAGAGAACAAAGAAACCAAAAAGAGAGAAGTCTACATCTATCAGGACAGCTACAACATCGGTGCTTGGGGAAAACTCCAGTACATGAAAAAAGTGGATGAGAAAGCGACTGAGGGGCAAATCAAGCAATGGGGTGAAATGCTCTTGAAGATGAAAAACCGTCCCAAAGAAACTTTCAGTCTAAAAGCCGATATTGGAAGTATTGACTTTTTAGCAGGTCATGCAGTCTATGTGGATGTTAAGGATATTGAGAAGAAGGGATGGTATGTCATTGAAGAGGCAACTCATTCCTTCAGTGCAGAAAAGCACACGATGGAAATTAAATTATTCATGGCAGGAAGTGAGTAGATGGAAGTAATAGAAAATCTAAAGAAATTGATTAGTAATTTCATTGAAAATCGCCAGTTCGCAAAGATAACGACTGGTGTTGTTTTATCGGTTTCTCCCCTCAAAATCCAATTGACCAATGAGTTGATTTTGGATGATTCCATGCTTGCTGTCACATGGACCGATGAATCATTGGATCCTGAATACGTTGGGCAAACCCTTCATCTCATCAGACAAGATGGTGGAGGGTTTTATTATGTCTTGTATAAGAAAATTTTCCACTACAAGCGCAAAGTGAAAGGGGGTTCTGATGAATGAGTACTCCTAAAACAAACTTTTTAAACATCGCTAAAAATGTTGTTGAAGCTAAGAAACAGCCTAGCTTAACACTAGATGAAACCAATATCCTGCTAGAAACAGACGGTATCCATGCTTTGAAGCAATCAATCAGACGCATGCTGACGACTGAACGGTTCATCTATACGATTTATGACCATCGCTACGGTGTAGAGTTAGATGCTTTATTTGGTGGGGATATGGACTATGCCCAAATGGATATCGCACGGCGCATAAAAGAAGCCTTATATGAAGACGACAGGATTCATGAGGCTCATTCTTTTTCTACAAAGATAAAGAAAGATGAGTTTTATGTGCAGTTCATGGTTGATAGTGATTTTGGAACATTTGAAATGGATTTGGAGGTGAAACGATGATAAAGGTAAAAACATATCCAGAGATTTTAGAGGATATGCTGGCCTTGTTTGATGATAAGTATGACAAAAGACAAGGATCTGTCTTGTACAATCTAGTTGCGCCTGCAGCTCGAGAAGTTGCCATTCAGTATACGGTCTTAAAATCGTATGAGGAAGTCAACTTTTTAGATACGAGTACAGGGATTTTCTTAACTCGTTTGTGTAGGCAGTTCGGAGTTGAACGCTTGCCAGCCACGGCATCGGTCCGACTGGTTCAGTTCAAACAGGAAATCCCACTCGGAACCCGCTTCAGTGTGGTTAATAGTGAGTATAATTTCCGTGTCTTAGAACGTCGTTCTGGATTTGAGTATAGTGTAGTAGCTGAACAAGTCGGAAATGCACCTAACTATGTAAGAGGTCAACTCATCAACATTGATGTATTGAGCGACTTTAAAGGAGCAGAAATCGGCTCTGTTATCGTCGTAGGAGAAGACGAAGAGACGGATAAACAACTCCGTAAGCGTACCATTGAATACTTGAAAACACCGACCTTAAACGGAAACATTGCCCAATACAAGAAATGGGCCAGCGAGTTTGTTGGTGTTGGTTCAGCACTTATTGAACCGCTTTGGAAGGGAGAAAACACGGTACGTGTATCTATTACGGATGCTGACGGCAATGAAGCAAGTCCAGAGCTGGTAAAGAAATTCAAGAATTACTTGGATCCTGAACCAAGTGGCCATGGATTGGGTGTAGCTCCGATTGGTGCTTATGTGACCGTGCAGTCAGTAAGTGGCTACAATGTCCGTATTGCTGCAACTATCAAGATTGATGAAGATGTAGATGTCGAAACAATCAAGAATGAGGCGAGAGTACAACTCATTAAATACTTACGTGAAGAAGCATTTGAAGAGAAAGAGGTTCGGAATTATAAAGTTGCCACAATCATTGACAGAATTAACGGGGTTCGAGATGTGGACCGCATTTTGTTGAATGATAGGGAACAAAGTATTGAGCTTTCTACCAACATGCTTCCTAAACTAGTGGAGGTAACTATCAATGTCGCACGTTAGATATCGGATGTTATCAGCTTTACCAGAAGTCTTAGATCCAACCATCAATGATTTGTTTGAAACTGAAATTCCAGAACTGGAATTGATTACAGACTTAATCTTTGATACTAGACGGTTGATGTTGTTGCCAGAAGCAACGGAAGACTGGATTACACGTTGGGAAAAGGCTCTTCAGGTAAAACCGAAAACAACCGACTTGGAAGAACGAAGGCGGTATCTAATCACTTTAATTTCTTCCAAGATTAAAATCAACTCAGTGAGTTTACAAAAAATTACAAAGAGCTTTACGAATGTCAATAACTTAGTAACGGTCAAGGGTTCAGCGGTACATATCCGATTTTTAGGGCAATTACCGACGGGGTATTTGAACCGTTTCTTAAAGTATGTGCGTGAATTGATTCCTGCTCACTTAGGAATCCAATTTTCAGTTGAAGCGCCGATGATGAACGCAATTTATATTAGCGCTCATACATTCAGTGATATTCGTTCAGTTCGATTTGAATAGGAGGAAATAAATGGGATATTTTATCCAGCCTATTGTGACCGATAAAGCCATTAGTGAAACGGCCTTAGCAATTCAAAATAGAGAACCACTGGTCTTTACTCGAATAGCTTTAGGTAGCGGACGGCATCGAACGGACATTGGCAAGAAAAACAATATTGTACAAGTTGTCCATTCTTTGCAAGTTACACAGTCCTTATCGACTGATGTAGCTGATACGATTCGTCTTACAGCTCGATTTGATAATTCACAGATTGAGCGTGAAATGATTGTGAATGAAATCGGTGTGTTTGCAAAACGTGGGAATCATGAAGAGTTCATGTACATGTACACTTGGGCAGAGCAGGGAGATGTAATTCCTCCTAAAACATCTGCTTACGTATATCGAGATTATGATTTCAATACAACTATCAGCAAGAATAGTCAGATTACCATTCAATACAATGCGACTAACTTAGTTTATGCGACTGTCCCTGAATTGAAGGCGACAGAAAGAAAGTTACAGACCAATATCGATAATCACATTAGAGACGCTGCCCGTCACGTCTCTGACCAGGAACGAATACGTTGGAATGGGAAAGCCGACGCAATCCATCGTCATAGGGTATCTGACATCGACGGTCTTCCCGAAAAGATTGACGAGGTCACTAGAAGCAAGGCTGAGAAAGTTGATTTAACTGGTCACATCAACAACCGAAACAACCCACACAATGTTACAAAACAGCAAGTGGGGCTAGGGAATGTCACGAATGTTGAGCAAGCAAGTAAGCAAGATTTTAACAATCACGCAACTAATCGAAACAACCCACATAGCGTTACGAAGCATCAAGTTGGTCTGGGTAACGTAGACAACATTAGACAAGCAAGTTATGAGTCAGTAGAGGCTTTAAAGCGTGAGTTTCAGGAGCACGAAGATAGACTAAATGCTATCGAGTACATGTTCTTACAGAATGACTTCACTGCTCCAATCCGTACAGACGATGGTACAGAACATACCTTGCTTGCTGATGAAAATGGCCGTGTGATTGTCGCAGATTGGAAATACATTATGGAGGTATAAGATGGCAGTAATTAGTACACAGACACGAAAAGTAACTGATTTGCCACAGGCTAGTCAGGTTAACAACTCGGACAACATCATGATTCATGATGGACGTGGGTTGAAAAAAGTGTCTGTTCAGACATTAAAAAATGGAATCAGTAGCAATGTATCAGTAGCTACGTCAAACTCAAACGGTATCGTCAGACCTGACAATCAGACAACAGAGGTGTCAAATGGTGTGTTGAAAGCTAAGACTGCAACTAGTGGGCAGGCTGGTGTAGTACGACCTGATAACTCAACGATTACAGTCGATAGCTCGGGTGTTTTACGAGTAAACAGGTCAGCTCTTGGGATTCCAAGCACACCATCCGAAGTAGTCGCTAATAAGCTGATTAACCAAAACGGAAATCAGCAAATGAAGTATTGGTATGGGTCAAAGGCACAGTATAATGCGATTAGCACAAAAGACCCGAACACAATCTATGATGTGTATGAGTAGGTGATATTATGGCTACAAGAGAAGGAATCTATGTCGGAGGGCATGAGATTGTAGAACGATATGTTGGTTCGAGATTGGTGTGGGAGAAGTGGGTGTTTGTAAAACAAATAGACATGTCTGAAGAAGTTTCAATCAGTGGTGGCAGCGGATTAACAGTTTCTTTGGAAAAGGAACGAACTGGATATAGTTATAGTACAGGTCGTTGGGGAAATGGTAAGTTAATCATTGCAGGTCGAACAATATTAGTCAAGTCAGCAACAGCAGAAATCTATACTAATAGCTGGAATAACAGGACTTACTACAAAATTACTCTAGAGTTTTACAATTCAACAGATAAAGATCAATTTTTGTCTAGTCGTAACTATCGTGGTTTTCAATTTTATTCTAAAGAAAAAAAGAGGTAATTTAACATGGAATTTGTATTAGTAAATAAATTTTATAGAGTTGGCAAGACGGAAGTCTCTATTCAATGTGACAAGCCGTTAACTTTTTTCACTCGTGAGTTAGAGGGTGACCGCTTGGGTGATACGGATGAAACACTCATTGAAGCAGTCAAAGAGATTCTACGTACTGAGCTAGATCCAACAAGTGCCATTGTCAAAAACCAAGAACAATTGGCTAAAACGACTGCAGCACTTGAACAAGCCAATCAACTCATGGAAGGTATGCAGAAGGTCAGCTTGCATAATACTGACGATATCGAGGAACTCTTTGCACGTTTGGAAGTGCTTGAGAAACATAACGGTATTGATCGTGAGCATGAGGACGAAGCAGAGCGACATGAGGAAGAACCTCACGTTGCAGAGACAACTCCTGCTGAACCTGCTCCAGTAACTCAACCAGTTCAACCAGAATCCCAACCAGCTACAGAAGTAGCCACAAACAGAGTTCCCAACGTGGTCGTATCTGAACCAGCACCAGCGCAACCAACTACTGAACAACCAGTAGCAGAAGCACCTACCCAACCTGCAGCAGCAGTAGAACAACCAACAGAAAGCGAGACAGAACATGAAATTCCTACACCGACAAGCGAAGCGAGCACTAGTGAAAACAATGGAGGTAGCAACAATGAGTAAAATTACATTAGACCAAGCTAAAATTGACATGTATATCAACCTGCTTAAACGTGGGGCGATTGACTTTTCATTTGTCAATAAGCGCTTCAAAGACCGCGTACGCAAAGAATTGGAACGCCTTGGCTTGAGCCATTTGGCGAACTAGAGAGGTGTTTATGGACGTCTTACAACAGATAGAACATTTCTTCATGAACGTGCTACCATCGGCTTCACCAATTATCATCGCTTGGCTTAGCTACAAATTGCCGAAAAAAGCCAAAGAAGAGACGGAGAAAATCGTCTCGGAACTAACCGATGTTAAGAAACAGATTAAAGATGTCCAGACTACCGCTAAAGATAGCAATTCCAAAATCGACGAAGTGCAAGAAAAATTAAAAATACACGATGAGGCGCATCTAAATACCATGAAGTTGCGCCTTGACCGTGATATGCGACGAGCTATTAATAGAGGATATACCTCTAGAGATGAATTCTCACTAGTGGAAAGTATGCATAAAAGCTATAAAACTCTAGGAGGTAACGGCTACATAGAGCGTTTATTCAGCGATTTTGAAAAATTGGATATCAAAGAAGGCATCTTAATAGATGATTAGAAAGGGGGCATGGAATGGGATGTAGTAATACGACTAATTTGACTCAGGTTGACGGAGGCGTTCGTGTCAAGCAGGGAGATTTATCCTCTATTTTCGGATTTGAATTGCAAGATGAAAATTTCCGTGCTATTACTTCTCTTGAGGGGCAAGAAGCTCTTATAACCCTAACAAAAGATAAATATTGTTGGAAGACAAAAGCACTAGTCAAGGATCAATCTGTTAGCTTTAATTTAGACAGCATTCTGCCAAACGGTAAATACCGTGTAGAAATTTCGGCTGGGGGATATATCTTTCCAAGCGATCGAAAAACTTACATTGAAATTGAAGCGTCGGATAAAGAATTGGTTCTTGAGGTAGTTCATACTCTCAAAGAGTTGGACATCGCTGAAGAAGTTAAAAGACAGCTTAGCGAAGGTGGAGCGTGTCCGGAAATTCCAGACCTGCTCATGTACTATAACTTAGGAAAGGTGTAAAACATGGATACAAGTAAATTAATTGCATTCGCTCAAGCATTAGGAGCGGATAACAAAGCGATGAAGCAGTTGGTCGATACAAAGATTGACAACGCTACGTTAATGCAGGCTATCGAGCAGGCTAAGACTGCCGTCAAGAATGACATCTTGGGCGATGGTGTCCCTGAAAATCTTGACACTCTTAAAGAAGTCGCTGAAAAAATCGCCAGCTTGAGTGGAGATGTTGAGACTGCAGTTGTGCAGAAATTGGCTGATCTCGGCCGTCGTATTGACGAGTTCGCCAACCTCGACTTAGTCGCAACCTATAACGCAGCGAAAGCGTGATTGCCATGAATAACCTTGAAAATCTAGCAACAGCTATTGGTACAGATATCAAGGATCTCAAGACGCAAACCACAAACTCTCAAACAAAGATTTCGGCCAATACAGAGGCTATTGATCGTATCGCTACTCAGATGAACAGTCTTGCGACAAAATCAGAGGTCAAACAAGATATTGATGGACTCACGCAGACATTTTCCAAAATGAAGATTGGAGGAACGAACTTGTTGAAAGGTTCGAAAGGACCTTTTATGCCAGATCGGAAGCCAGCTAATTTTGATAATAATGTTCTTTATGCAGGACAGACGTCTATCTACATGGAACAGGGACAGGAATATATTATTTCGGCTAAAACGGACGGGACCTTTACAGCTCATCACGACGGGAATAAGGAGTCTGATAATGTGGTTCTTTGGATTATGGACAAAAATGTCAGAAATTATCAAATTGTATCGGACCTTAAGACAGGTACAACAGGGACGAAATTCGTTTGGAATAAGCTTACAGGGATTTATCATCTGCGCGTTAACACTTATCACAAAGAAGCAACCAAGAGTGTCTGGGATGTGAAGATTGAAAAAGGCAATGTCGCGACAGATTGGAGCCCAGCGCCTGAGGATGCACAAACTCAAGTAGCCGAAACTCAAGAGAGCTTGAGAGGTCTTGAACGCAAGTTTGAGACGATTGCTAGTGATGTGAAAGTGTTGAACCAAAAGCCTGAACCAAGGCTGACCTTGACAGGAAATACCCTCGGCATCGCTGGGGGTAATAATGTCACTCTGCCACCACCTGAAAACGTAGGCCATGAAATCCGTGGCACAGGCTTTCCAGAAGGGCGTATCACTGCTGAAATCGGAACAACCTATGTAGATGTCAACGCGACGAATGGCGCTCTCAAATGGATAAAAGAGAGTGGGAATGGTAATACAGGTTGGAAGGTCCTAATCGGTGATACTGGTTGGAGGACGTTGAATGCTTTGTCCCTAGCAACCGTGAACAACAAAACATCTGAGGTAAAAATTAGAAGAGTAAATAATTTGGTTAGTTTCATGTTTGGAGGCTTAGACTGGGGATTTTTCGGAATAATAAGACGTGGAGGCAAAGGTTTCGCTGGATTCCAACGGGACACCCAAGCTTTAATTTTAGGAAGTGGAGGGATTCCTATAGGTTTTAGGAGTGAAGCATCATTGGTTGGCAGTTTATATCTTAATTTTGAGTCAACTGGAATTTGGTATTTAGGTGGAAAATCTGATGGGCATTACATGCTGTTAGATTTTATCAATCAAATACCAACAACAAATGACATCACAAACATTCGTTTCAGCTCAATTAGCTATCTAACAGACGACCCTTGGCCAACAACATTGCCATAATAGAAAGGAAAAACACATGATTAATTGGAAATTAAGGATAAAAAATAAATTCTTTTGGCTGACTGCAATTCCAGCATTCTTGCTTGTTTTGCAAGCTGGTGCAGCAGTCTTTGGATATCATCTGGATTTGGGTGATATCGGCAACAAGCTGATTTTGCTTGTTAATGCGGTATTCGTGTTCTTGACTGCAATCGGTCTGGTTAACGACCCAACGACCAGCGGAATCACAGACAGCACACGAGCTCTAGAATACAAGAAACCAAGTGAGGAGTAGGTATGGATATCGATACAAGCAGACTACGTACGGATTTGCCGATTGTTGGGTTTGAGCCTTTCCGTCAAGTACATGCCCACTCAACAGGCAACCGCAACTCAACTGCTCAAAATGAGGCGGACTACCATTATAGAAAGGACCCTGGACTTGGGTTCTTTTCTCATGTCGTTGGAAATGGCCGTGTTATGCAGGTAGGTCCTGTAAACAAGGGAATGTGGGATGTTGGGGGTGGTTGGAATGCTGAAACTTATGCAGCAGTTGAATTGATTGAAAGCCATTCAACCAAGGAAGAGTTCATGACAGACTATCGCCTGTACATCGAATTGCTACGAAATCTAGCAGATGAAGCAGGTTTGCCGAAAACGCTTGATACAGACGACTTGGCAGGTATCAAAACGCATGAATACTGTACCAATAACCAGCCAGATAACAGTAGCGACCATGTTGACCCGTATCCTTATCTTGCGAAATGGGGTGTTAGCCGTGAACAGTTTAAGCGAGACATTGAGAACGGACTAGGTGCTGAAACAGGCTGGCAGAAAAACGATACAGGCTACTGGTACGTTAAAGAAGACGGCTCTTACCCAAAAGACAAGTTTGAGAAAATCAACGGAACCTGGTATTACTTCGACGGTTCGGGCTACATGCTTGCAGACCGCTGGAAGAAGCACACAGACGGCAACTGGTACTACTTTGACCAATCAGGCGAGATGGCCACAGGCTGGAAGAAAATCGCTGAGAAGTGGTACTATTTCGACGTAGAAGGTGCCATGAAGACAGGATGGGTCAAGTACAAGGATACATGGTACTACCTTGATAGTAAGGGTGGAAACATGGTATCTAATGAATTCGTCAGAGCAGGTCAAGGCTGGTACTACATCAAGGCAGACGGAACAATGGCAGACAAGCCAGAATTCACAGTAGAGCCAGAAGGCTTGATTACAGTTAAATAAATAGAAAGGAAAACTTTTCTAAAATGTTTATCTACCCCACAGGATTCATCCTTGTGGGGATTTTTTCTTTAAAAAGAGTAAGAAACATTGACTTTTTTAAAGAAAGATGTCATAATCAAGTTAATTCAAAAAAAATATTATGGAGCGAGTAGGAGGAATTTGGTATGTTAAAAAATACAAAACGACCTCAATACTTTAAGTCTTTTTTACTTGGTATGACAGCAATTGTATTGCCTGTTTTTAGCTTTAACCAGAGCATTTCAAAAGTAAAAGCTGATACAGTCCCAGACTGGAAGAAAGTCAAAAGTGATTACAAGAAATCAACGATGGGCATTCAGAAAGAGGTAATGAAATTTGGATACCGAGAATAAAGAATTGATTGAAGTCAATAATATTGTTGATGAAGTCGAGCGCTTACCACATGAACAGCGTCAAGTAGTTCTGCAGAAGTTGGAAATCTATCAAGGTGATCTACCACATCCAGATATCCTCAAAGGGTATCAAGAGCTATATCCTGATGCTGCACAAAAGATTATTGATAATGGTATTGCAGAAAGCCAACATCGTAGAGAGATGGAAGATAAATACTTATCAGGGAATATCTCTTCTCATAAATTGGGACAGTTATTCGGCTTTTTAATCGCCCTCGTTGTTATTATCGGTGGAATTTACTTAATAGCGACAGATAAACAAGTTGCAGGTAGTGTTTTAACTGGAACTACTGCATTAGGGCTAATAGGTTTGTTTACAGGGAATAATCAAAATAAAAACAAAGACAAAGAATAGTTCTTCACCGCAGGCTCAGGCTTGCGGTTTTTTGTTTGCTCTGAATCAAGAAAACATCTAACCAACCGACATCAATGTCGGTAGCAAAATAAATGGTTTGCTCTGAAATTGACTTGTTGACATCAACAAATAGCTTTATAAAGCACTTGGTTGCCAATTTTGTTGACGTTAACAAAATGAGAGTTTGTATTTCTATTTTGCAAAAACACGCATTTTGAACGATTAGAAACCCAAATTACAATCCTATTGTTCAAAAAGGCGCTTACTTGAAGAATAGGAAGAGGAAATCGTGGTGTATTATTGTCAAAAACGCCATTTTGTTAATAATAGATCCTTTTTATTTTTTGATTATTGTCAAAAACGGTGTTTTGTTAATAATAAAAACAGTGAAATTACTCACTGATTCTTTTGTAAACTATTAGAAATAAACTGACACCTTCTCAACTATACGGGCAAATATGAGTATGAAAATGAATACGATGATGAATACGATTCAAAAAAATGATAGCAATTAATGAAAATGATTTTAATGGAAAATAAGTAAAAGCTAAACTATTGAAAAGCGATGATAACTATTTGTAAACGCTTTTCACTTATGGTATAATAAGCATTGTATTTATTGTATATGAATCTGGAGAAAAAATCAAAGATATTTTTGAAGGATAA